AAACCTTGCTGCAACTAATAGTGCAACTTGGCAACTTACTGGTGTTAGTTTTGTAGTAGGCGATAGCGCACCTGTTACCCATCCTTATGAAAGTTTTGCTGAAAATTTAAAAAGATGCCAAAGGTACTTTGTTAAGTCGTGGTCACAAGGAAGTGCGGTAACAACAAATAACGGAATAATAACTGCTTCTTGCGTAGGTAATGTTAACAGAGCATTTGGAAATGTTTATTGGCCTACAACTATGAGAACATCACCAACAGTAACTTGGTATAATGGTTCAAGCGGCACTGTAAATAAATGGAGAAATGGCTCACAAGGAGTAGACATTACCCCACCCTCACCAAATACAGCTATAGGTGAAAGCGGATACGGCTTTGTTTTAAGTTCTGGTATTACTGCTGTAACTGACACATTGCAAGGACACTATCAAGCGGAAGCAGAGCTATGACAGTTTTTACAAACGCTAAATATATTGCCAACGAAGCCGGTGAGAATACAGTTATAGAAGTTACTATAGACGGTAAACAAACTTCTCATGTGCCTGTTAATCCAGACAACGCTCACTTCCAAGCCATACAAGAATGGGTGGCTGAAGGTAATACGATACAACCTGCAGAGTAATGTCAACACAAGAGCAAATCCGAATAGCTGCTGAAAGTGATCTTGTCACATTCATTAGACTAGTAGCACCAGAGCAAGTACTAGGGCAATGCCATGAGGATGTTTGTAACTGGTGGACAAGACCTGACTCAAAGACACATCAACTTCTACTCTTTCCTAGAGACCACGGAAAATCAAGATTAATTGCTTTTAGGGTAGCTTGGGAGTTGACAAAGAACCCAACTTTGCGTATACTATACATATCAGCTACAGCTAACCTTGCTGAGAAACAACTAGGATTTATCAAAGGCATACTGACATCAGAGATATACAGAAGGTATTGGCCTGAACACGTAAACTTTGATGAAGGTAAACGAACACGATGGACTAACTCAGAGATTATGTTAGACCATCCATTGAGGAAAAAAGAAAATGTTAGAGACCCTTCGATCTTTACTGGTGGACTTACTACATCGCTTACAGGCTTACATTGTGACATTGCTGTCCTCGATGACTGCGTGGTGTATGAAAATGCTTACACAGGTGAAGGACGCAATAAAGTCAAAAGTCAATACTCTCTTCTCTCGTCTATTGAAGGTGCTGAAGCGAAAGAGTGGGTAGTAGGAACTAGGTATCACCCTGCTGACTTGTACAACGATCTGCTACAGATGACTGAAGATCAGTACGATCCAAGAGGTGATAAGATAGGTGAGGATAATATCTACGAGATATTTGAGAAACCTGTAGAAGAAAGAGGTGATGGAACAGGTGAGTTCCTTTGGCCTAGAACCCAGCGCAAAGACGGTAAGTGGTTTGGGTTTGACATGAAGATACTAGCTAAGAAACGTGGTCAGTATCTAGACAAAGGACAGTTCAGAGCACAGTACTACAACGATCCTACTGACCCTGACAACGTACCTGTCTCACCAGATAAGTTTCAGTACTACGAAAGAAAGCATATTAGAGAAGAAAACGGTTTCATCTACTACAGACAAAACAGACTGAATGTATTTGCTGCTGTTGACTTCGCATTTAGTTTAAACAAACGTGCTGACTATACAGCCATAGTGGTGGTAGGAATTGACGCAGACAACAACATCTATGTCTTGGACATCGACAGATTCAGGACTGACAGAATATCTGATTACTTCGAAAACATATTACACATGTCAAACAAGTGGTCATTCAGAAAGCTCAGAGCAGAAACAACAGTCGCACAAATGGCAATCGTCAAGCAACTCAAAGAACTTATCAAGCAACACGGACTAGCCATAAGCATTGATGAGTACAGACCTAATAAGAACCAAGGTAATAAACAAGAACGCATAGCTTCAATACTTGAGCCACGTTATGATAACATGAGTATCTGGCATTACAGAGGCGGCAACACTCAGTTACTAGAAGAAGAGTTGTCATCCAGAAACCCTGCTCACGATGATATCATAGATGCTTTAGCCTCAGTTATTGACATGGCTGTTAAGCCAGCTAGAGCAATACGTAGGAGTAAAGATAACGTGGTACAGTTTAATTCTAGATTCGGTGGGGTATCCTTCTAATGGCTGGAACAACTATTGACCTGCAGACTATGATTGATCCACACAGTCTAGCAGTAGACATTGCAGATCGCTGGACAAAGTGGAACAACGCAAGGCGACCAAAGATTGAAGAGTGGAAAGAGTTACGTAACTACATCTATGCTACGGATACAAGAACTACGTCCAACAGTAAACTACCTTGGACTAACAGTACGACTACACCAAAGCTAACACAAATAGCTGACAACTTACATGCTAATTACTTTGCTGCTTTGTTTCCACAAAAACGTTTCTTTAGGTTTGAAGCACACGATGAAGACTCAGATGTCAAAGCTAAACGTGATGTAATTCAATCATATATGGAAAACAAGATACGTCAATCAGACTTTGAAAATACTGTAAGTAAACTCATCAATGATTACATTCAGTACGGCAACTGTTTTGCTACAGTAGAGTTTGCTAGAGATTATACGGAGTATGAAGATGGAGAACTTTCTGTTAACTATGTCGGACCTAAGCTTGTCAGGATTTCTCCATTTGACATCTGCTTCAACCCAGTTGCTTCAAGTTTCGGAGATAGTCCTAAAATTGTCCGTTCAGTTTTAACAACAGGTGAGCTATCTAGACAAATAGAAGAGACTGTTGACAACGCATACCTGAAACAAATCTTTGACAGGATGTTAACAAACAGAGCTTCAGTAAACGGCTACGGTGGTAGCGATGTGGATGTAGACAAGGCTCACGCATTTACTGCTGATGGTTTTACTAATCTGAACGAGTACTATGAGTCAGACTACGTAGAGCTTATGACATTCTACGGTGACATCTATGATAACGATACTAACACCTTTCACAAGAACAGAGTTATTACTATCGTAGACAGAGCCTACGTAATACTAAACGAACAAAATCCAAACTGGTTAGGTAAGTCTTCTGTCTTTCATGCAGGTTGGAGAGACCGTCCAGATAATCTTTATTCTATGGGGCCACTTGACAATCTTGTAGGAATGCAGTATCGTATAGATCACCTAGAAAATCTCAAAGCTGATGTCTTTGATCAGATAGCTTATCCTATAATCAAGATAAGAGGTGACGTAGAAGACTTTGACTTTGAACCAGCAGCTAGAATATACATGGGTGAAGAAGGTGACGTAGGATACTTAGCTCCTGACCCAACAGCACTAAACGCTGACTTTCAGATACAGAACCTAGAAAACAAAATGGAGATGATGGCTGGTGCTCCAAGAGAAGCTATGGGTATCCGTAGTGCAGGTGAAAAGACAGCCTTTGAAGTACAGCAGTTAATGACTGCAGCAGGACGCATCTTTCAACACAAGACTGCAAATTTCGAAAGGGTCTTTTTAGAACCTATACTAAACGCAATGCTTGAAGCTGCTAGACGTAACATGGATATAGCAGATACAGTTAGAGTTCTTAACGAGGATACAGGACTGTTCTTTTTTCAACAGATTACAAAAGAAGACATCATGGCTAACGGTAAGATTGTTCCTATCGGTGCTAGACACTTTGCTGAAAGAGCGCAAAGAGTACAGAGCATGTCACAACTTTACCAGTTGAAGTTAGCTGATCCTAGTGTTGCTGTTCACTTCTCAGGTAAAGAGTTTGCTAGAATACTAGCAGAAGAGTTAGGTGAACCAGCGTTGTTTGGAGACAATATCTTAGTTTCTGAACAACTAGACTCTGAGCGTATAGCAACTGAAGCTCAGGTACAATTTGAAGAAGAGCAAGATATAGCAATCAAAGAAGGATTATAAGATGCCATACAAAAAAGGTAAAGTACAAAAGTACAAAAACGAAACAAAGAAACCTATGGAAAAGAAAAAGAAACCAATGAAAAAGAAGCCTATGAAGTAAATGAAGGCTGCTTGGTTTAGAGGATGTAAGACGCAGGAGGACAAGGACAAAGTTAAACAAAAGCTTATGTCTGACAGAGATAGCCTCCTGCATCTCGAATCAATTCTTGAGTCTATGCTTGAGGATAGACCGACTACGATGGATTATGATAGTCCTTCTTGGTCACACAAAATGGCTGATCGTATCGGCTACAACAGAGCACTAACCCAAGTGCTTGATCTTATTAACCTAGATAAGGAATAAAATTATGGTATTTACTACTGATAATACTGCAACCACACAGGAAGATCAGAACAACGAGAATCAAAGTCAGGAAACCCCTATACAGGAATCCTTTCTTGATAAACTCGTTCAGGCAAAGGGAGAGAACTGGAAAGACCCTGAAGTGTTAGC